CTAAATGTGGCTGCTGAGCTTGAGCAGCACCCGGCCAATCAACACCGACGCCGGCCCAAACGATTTGCGCGGGAACCGGGCTTGGTCAGGATGGTCTGCGTGCAGCCACCATTGCCCTCCGTCGCGGTTGAGCCGTCTCAAAATCACAGTGCCGTCCTGATCAAGTGCAAAGACTTGACCGTCCGTCGGGGTCGTGGCGTCAGTGTTCAGCACCACGGTGTCGCCGTCGAACAGGCTGGGCTCCATGTCCGAGCCACTGACTTGAATGGCCACCAAGTGCTCTGGTCGGGCCGAAACGCTGCGAAGCCATGCCGGGTGCAAGAGCAATGGCGCGATGCCGTTGTCGTCGGGTTCGGTGACGAGACCCGGGCCCTGCAGCGGGAGCAGCAGGCGAGAGCGCCTCAGCACCACTGTGCCGGGGTCCCCGTAGGGCGGTGCCACGCTGTTGACCAGGGTCATGCTGCCCAGGCCATCGGCGAGCCATTTGTGCGAAATGCCCAGGGCCTCTGCGATCTGGGGCAGGCTGCCCCTCGATTGGCGCGCGCCCGATTCGATGTTGCCGATCGTGCCTTGGCTCACACCGGCGGCCGCCGCCAGGTGATTCTGGGTCCAGCCCCGCTGCAAGCGGGCATGGCGAAGGCGTTCGGCGACGGTTTTCACACGCGCGATGTTGATGGTGCAACCGTGATCGAAGCCAATCACGTATGTGACTGTTCGCGGTTTGGGGTGAACTCCCTGGGAATCGGATCGGGCGTGCTCGGCGGCAGGTGTGGCGCGCGCCGCTAAAAGCTGGTGCGCCATGGCCTCGTGTGCTTGGCGCCGTTGTGACAAGTTGCCACCAGCCTTGGTGCCGGAGGCCAGCAACAAACCACAAGGTTTCATGCGGCTTTCAGGACGGTTTGCGGGATTCTTGCGGTCTTGCGATACAGGAATGCCCGCACTTCAGACCGCAACCACCTTGGCGACCGACGGCTGGAGCCAGGGGCCAGAGCCGGGAAACCGGGCGTTTTCACGAGCCTATCACGAACGTGGTCACGGCTGAGCTTGTAGATGGCGGCGATGTCGTCGATGGTCAGAAGTTCGTCTGTCATTGGGTAGCTCCTTTCGGGCTGGTGTGATTTCGGATGTCGATGGCCGCCTGCAGCTTCTTCTGCCAGTCGTCGGTTTCCAGGGCTTCATGGGCCTGCCGCAGCAATGCAACGGCTTTGATAAGGTTGTCGGTCAGATCGCACAGGTTGCGGTCGCTTGCCTCAACTTCTGCGTGCAGGCGGCGCAGTTCGGCGGCGGCTTGCTTTCTGTTGACCAGTTGGTTGCCCACATCGCGCACCAAAACATCAGCCCACCGCAGGGCTTCAGGTTGATTGCTCATGCTGCACCTCGTGCACGGATGGCGTCGGCGTTTGCCTCAAGGATTTCGCGTAGCAGTTTGTTCCTCACGCACAGCTCGGCGTTCTCGTTGAGCAGCTTCGCGCACGCCTCACGCTCGGCTGCGGCCGCCAGGGCGGCGAAGCGTTCAAGCCGCCTCTCATCCTCCGTACCAGCAAGCATCCGGAGGGTGAGCAGAGGCCACCCAGCCTCGACCGCCAGTTTTTCAATCTCGTCGCGGGTCATTTGCCGCCCTTCTGCGCCAGCGCGGCGCGGGCTTGCCATGCCTTCCACTGCAATCCGCAATCTCTGGAGCCGATCGGGTCGCGCTCAAAGTTGAATGCGTTTTGCGAGTACCACGCCTCAAACGCTGCGCGCTCATCCACTGCGCTGGCGTTTAATTGCCCGGAATTCCGGGTATTTGCTGGTGCCTCACCATAGGCCCAAGGCGTTCTTCCTAGCGTGACCGGGTTGATGCTCAAATCATCGGCCTGCGCTGGCGCTTCGGGCGCGGCCTTCAGTTGCAGAAGCTGCATCGCCTCTTGCATCCAACTGCCGGCTTCGACCACCGATTGGTCTTCTAAGTTGTAGAAGCGCCGGACGATGGCCGCGCCTTTGCCGATGAACTCACGCAAGTAGCCGACTGGCAGTGCCTGCGCTGGCGCTTCGGGGGCGGCAGCCTGATCGGCAATGGGGTAGGCGTACATCAAACGACGCTCCACCAAGTCTTTCAAGCGCTCGTCCGTGGTTTCGGTCAGTGCCTCCTGCAAGCCCTCATCTATTGCGGCGTGAAAGCACCCGCTGACTTCAGCCGCAACATCGCGCAACATGCGGTTGCTGGCCTCCAGCGCTCGGATGGTGTCTTGCGCGATGGTCAGATCGCGCACCGTGCCGGCTGGGTCGGCATTGGTTGCCAGATCATGTACAAACTTCCGCACTTGATCTGGCAAGGCGTTAACGTTTTCAGCAGTTGGCAGCCATCCTTCCGGCACTCGCTGGCGGTCGGCCTTCAGCGCCAGCTTGGCAAGCACTGCGGCTTCGACTGCGCGGGCAAGAATTTTGTGAGGTCCGGTCACTCGAAGCCCCGCCTTGCGGATTGCGTCGATGAGCGCGTCATCGGTCAGGATCGTGTTCATGCAAACCCCCGCGAAGGAAGATTGAAGGCGTCCAGCGAACCCGGGCGGTACGTGGTCTGCGGAATGTCTCGCTTGGTGTCCAGAACAGGCCGGTGCATCGGCTCAGTGCCTGAGAAGTCCACCTTCTCGGTGTTCATCACGAAGGTCTGGCGCGGGGCCAGATCAATGGTGGGTTTGGTCTTGGTGGTCATGGTCAGTCGAATAAAAGAGGGGCACCAGGCGCAAGGCGTTCGCCAGGGAGGAAAGCAGTGCGGCGCTCTGGTGTTGCCCCGGAAATGGTTAGGCGGCTTGGTAGGTCAGCGCCTGGAGCTTGCTGATCGCCAGCAAAATGGCGTTCTCGCGCTGCTGGTTCTCGGCGCGGACCTCTTCGAGCTTGTCCTTCAGGTCGGCCAGTTGCTTCTGGTGAACGACTTCATCCGAGTGGAGCGTGACGGTGACAACAGCGGTTCCGATCTGCGTGTAGCCCTCGACCTTGGCGTCATCCCAGATGACGGGCATCCTGCCGGCCTTCACATCGTCTAGGCTGGTCCACTTGGAAATGAAGGCGTTGGCGTTGAAAGTGATTTCCATGTATCTCTCCTGGTGGTGGGGTTAGGCGGCAACCGGCTTGGCTTTACGGGCCTCGCCTTCTTTCTTGAGTCCTGATCGCACGTTGGACGGCAGGACAGACCACAGGGCCAGCTTTTGGTCTGAGTCCAGGTTGTCGGCCTCGATGCGGTCGAATGCGATGGGGGGGCCGGCTTCTTCGCTCTCGAAAAGCTCTTTGACTTCCTCGGCCAACTCGCGCAGGTAGTTCTGCTGGTCAATCGGAAGCTCGGCCATGGAGCCCTTGGTGGGCGTCACGATGACGGCGGAAGGCTTGTTGTCTTCCAGGTCAAGACCTTCGCCGCCTTCGGTGTTGAGGAAGTGCACCGCGTTGTCCAAGCGGTCGGTCTTGGGCCACAGCTTGTAGGCGCGTTTGATGACCGTCTTTTTGATCATCTCGCCCTCGTCCGTCACCCATGGGCACTTCTTACCCTTGCTCTCCCATGCCTTCCATGCGCTTGAGCGGTTGCGAATGTCGTAGACCTCATCCAAGCTCATGCAGGCGGTGAGGTAGTCACCATCGCGGGTCTTGACCACTACGTACACGCCGACGATTGCGCCCCGGTCTTTGGCAAATGGGTTGCGGTTGTGAACAGGCGGGCGGTCGAATCCTTGCAGTTCAAAACGGTCTTGCTCAAAGACAAGCTCAGACTGCCCCCACATGATCGAGCCCGACTGAATGGCAAGGTCCAGCAGGCCCATGTACGAGATGTCAAGGCAGATGCGACCGTCACGCGGCACCAGATACGCCTGGCGCTTGGCAGGGTTCAGGCTGATGCCGATGGCGGCCACGTTGGTCACGGCATTGATGACAGACTGCCGATTGCCCATGGCGATGTTCAGCGCATAGTCGTTGCTGCTGATGACCTGCACAGCAAACCCAGCCTCGCGCTCGAAGTTCAGCGCACCACCCGCCATGCGCTCGAAGCGCTCCCGGGTGCTGTAAATGTCGTCCTTGATGATGGCAAGTGCGTTGCTCATTTGTTCCTCCGTTTGGGTTCAGTTCATCAGTGCCCGCCAGGCATGGCGGACGGAAGTGGTGATGGGTTGCCCCGCAGCGCGGTACAGCCGGTAAACAGAGAAGGCGAAGCGAATGCCGCTCAGTTGCTCGGTGTGCACATCGATTGGGGCGCGCTGCTCGACCTCACCGGCCACAGCGACGATCTGGTCGCGCTTGAGGGCCGAGGTGTCCACGCGGTGCAGGCACAAGCCAGAGCACTCGCCCTGCGGATACCCGCAGCCGGAAATCGCATAGCGGCACATCAGCACCACCTCCAGAACACCCCAGCGATGCGGGCCAGCATCGGGCGCGGCTTCGCGGTACGTGGGTCCAGAAGCGCCGCCTGAAGCGTCAGGGCGCAGCTAGACATGGGCTGGTGCTGGCGGGGCACGTAGGCGCTTCCAATCAGTACCTTGCCGGTGTTGATGGCGTTCATGTCAGACCTCCCAAAAACGCCTCGATGGCGTCAGCAAAAGTCACGTACACAGCAATCAGCGCAGCAGTCGGGATGCCCCAGCCGATGGCAAACATTCGGATGGCCTCGCGGTAGGTGATGCCAACCCGCCCGTACTTCTCGGGCATGTCGCTGTCAGGCGTAAGCGACCATGCGAACAGGGCGACCAGAATTCCCCAGCACAGGGAGAGGCCAAGCACGATCAGCAGGCCAGTCGGGATCGTGTTCATCACGAGCCTCCTTTCAGCACACGGTCCAGCGGCAGCGGGTCGTGGCTTTCGTTCTTGGGCCAAGGTCCCTTGAAAAGCTCGGCGCGGCTCGGGCGCTCGCTCCATGCGCGGCGGCGGTTCGGGCAATCGACGTGCGAGCACTCGGCGATTTCGCTGTTCATGCGCTCGGGGTCGCGGTTGCAGGTCGGGCACTTCTTCGCGCTCATTGCCAACCTACCTTCTTCGGGGTGATCCAGGTGTCAGCAGTGCTGTCCTGGCGCTCCTGGGCCCGGGCGCTGAATCCCGGCTTGTCGATGGGCTCCAGCTCCAGGTTGGGCTCGGGCTCTTGAGGGGTTTCGATGCCGAAGTTCTCCAGCAGCGCAAAGCCGCTGTCTCGCTCGGTGAGTTCTTCGACCTCCACGCCCGGGATGGGGCGGTCGGGGTGCTTGATCAGGCGGTTCTTCATCACTGCACCTCTGGGGTGAAGTGCTCCGAATACTTCTTTGCCGCCCGCTCGACCAACTGACGCGCAGCCAGTGCCACGATGGGGTCAGGGGAGGCCATCGCAATCGACAGCACCTTGATGACCTCGGCAGTGCCGGGACCGTTGGGGTAGTCCAAGGCTTTGTCCATGTCCTCGGCGGACAAAGTGCCCTGCTCGACGTCGCGGACGAAGTGGTAGGCAACCTCGGCCTCTGCGCGGATCTGCGCGGCTTGCATCTCGTGCATGTGGTCCAGGCGCTTCCATGCCTGGCTGCTCATGAATCCTTCGGCGATGCGGTTCATCTGGTCCTCCATCGGTTGTGTGTTGCGATGGAAGAAATGTAGCACTGCTACATATTCAAAGCAATAGCAGCGCTACAGATTTTCCCGCGACCGACGAACGGCAGCCGAAACTGGAAACAGCAGACGAAAAAAAGCCCGCACTTGGCGGGCTTTCATGAAGATGCTTTTCGCTTACTGGAGCGTCCGGCAGTTCCCGTACTCGCAGCGGTACATGAGGACGTTGCCATTGGTGCAGGCCACCGAGTAGCTTTCGAACCCCGGGCCCTTGGCCACCAGATTGGCGGTTGGTGTCTGGTGGCAGGCCTGCTGCTTGGCCAGGCGCTGAACATTGAAGCTGTCTTCTCCAACTGGCCCAGTCGAGCTGCCAGCATGAGTCTGAGTTGGAATGGAGGATCCGGGGGTTACAGCCGGAGTAGTGGCCGTTACAGACTGGGTGTAGGGTGAGGGGGCGGCCATGTTGGTCGGCACGGTCGCGCCAGCCAGCACTCTATACCCACGGCCCGCCAGGCAGTTTGCAATGATCGTTTCCTGCTTGAGCACAGCTCTACCTCCAGCTGCAGCCAAGCCAGAACCTCCCCCCGCAAGGGCGCCCTGCTCGGCGGTGTAGCGATTGCCGCCGACTGCTGCCCCCACCAAGGCTCCAACCAGGATGCCGGCGAACATGCCCTCCATGGCCTTCTTGTTGGGGTCGATCTGCTGGGCATAGCTGCGGCATCCCGAGAGGTCCGATGAGTAGCGTGCTGGGTCAACACCCTGCATGTCCACGAATGGCGTGTAGGTGTCCCCGGAACCTGCGCCGGGTGTGTTTGGTGGTGCTGTTTGGCAGCCCGCCAACATTGCAAGAGACACGATGGCCGCTGTGGCCCTTACGCTGATGATGGTCATAACTCCCTGCCTTTCATGCGTTGTGAAAGTTTTTGCGGCTTCAATGCTGCTCGCTTCTCCAGACCGTCAGCACCTTGCCAAGAACCTCGAAATGCGGGTTCTTTGGTGATATGTCGTAAGGCTTGTAGTCCTCGTTTTTCGAGATGATCCTGAGCACATGCCCGGGCCCGTCGAACTCTGGCACACGCTGCACGATCTTGATGAACCCTTCGTCGCCAACCCGGAAAAAGTAGACGCCCTCGTGATCGATGACTTTCACGCCGGTGTCCACCAGTAGTGGGTCGCCAGGGTTGAACATGGGTTTCATCGACGGCCCGAAGCCGGTGACGATGGCTAAATTTCGCTTGGACGTGTAGTGCGGGACATTGAGCCTTAGCCATTCATCAGACACGCGCCACTCTTTGATGATCCCTGGTTGTTCTTGCAGCACCAGACCGTTCCCCATCGCGCCCCCGGTACCGTACTGGGGTATCACGACATCCGATTTGTCAGAAATTGTGTCTGGCAACGATAGCACTTTGTGTGTATCTAAATGTCCCTCGTTTGTGGGGTCTTCTCTGAAGTTATTGGTGGATTCAGCGCCGGCCATTGCCAGGCTGGCCATCTGCACACCACGAGCCAACCTGGGGCTTATTTCCTCGAGCAGGACATTGAAGCCCCTGGCATAGGCAGTTGCGGCCTCCAGGTTGATTGGGCGTCGCCCCTTGATGTGCTGGCTCACCATTGATGCGCCGCCCGGCACGTTGAACTCGCGAGCGAACTCTGCTTGAGACATGCCTTTCACCGCCTTGAGCTCGTCAAAGCGAGCGTGAAGCATGCGCGCCTCTTCTTCTGGTGTCGGAATCTTGTTCATATAGCGATGCTAAAGATGGCTTCATGAAGCATGGCTTGACGTCTGGCATGTAGCACTGCTACATTTAGGCCATGAGCAACACCACACAAGCCATTGAGCGATCTGTTTCCAGTGCCGGCACGCAGGCGGAACTGGCGAGGCGGGTCGGCGTTACTCCGTCCATGGTCAACCAGTGGATCAAAGGAGTGCGGCCGGTTCCCGTTGACAAGTGCGCGTCCATCGAGCGTGCCACGGCTGGCGATGTTCGTCGCTGGGATCTTCGCCCCGATGACTGGCACCTGATCTGGCCCGAGCTTGTGGGGACGGAAGGCTCCCCTGAGCCGAAGGCAACCGAGCAGGCAGCTCGGGGAACGTGAAGGCGATGTGGTTCGCATGAGCCGCATCGTCTTTTTTTCGCCCGATTTTGAGATGGCAACAGATGGCAACTCAGCTTGCTGTCACTTTCCAGGGGTCTGAAACATGAGCCAGTTGACGCTGAATTTTGATCCTGCGCTGCACGAGCGCTTCCCCACGCTGCGGTCCTTCATCGCCTACCGTGCCCAAGCGGGCGTGAGCAAGCCCATGAAGGTGCAGGCCGCCGATCTAGACATGGCGCCCAGCACCTTGAGCCGCAAGCTGAACCCGCACGAGGGAGACACCCAGCGGTTCAACCTCGACGATCTGGAGGCCTGGCTCACCAGTACCGGGGACGCCGCCGCTGTCGTGGAGTACCTGGCCAGCAAGTACCTGGACAACGACACCGCTCGCCAGCAGCGCATCGCCGCCAAGCTGGAGGCCATGCTGCCCGACCTGATGCAGGCCCTGGCGCAGATGAAGGGTGTCACAGCATGAACACCCAGCTCAAGTCACATGCCCAGTGGCCGTTTCCGCCGCGCCACAAGACCATCGTGCCCCAGGCCGAGCAGGTGCTGGCCACCAGCCACACCCCCGAGCAGCTCGAAGCGGCCATCAAGGCCCAGGGTGACCTCGTGGAGTTCCACCACATGTGCGGCCGCAATGCCCCCGCGCGTGAAGCCTTCGACGTCGTGAAGAAGCTGGTGGCCCTGCGCACGCCCGAGACGGTGGCGCGCATGGATCGTGAGAGGGGGTTGGGCAGATGACTTCCCGTAACATTTCCGGCCCACAACAGGAGCTTATTTATGCCGAAGGAATTCAACTGGTTCGACCAGGACCAATCCGACATCGTGATCCCGAGTGTTCAGGCGGTGGCCGTTTACCTGAATGCATCGTTGGACGTCGTGATTCGTCAGCAAGATGCGACCGGAAACGACGAGGATGCAGTAGTCATCATTCCGAGATCACAAGCCAAGGCACTTGCCAAAGCCATCTTGGAGGCGGCAAAGCCGCTTCCGAAATCGCAGAGCAGCAATACCTAACCCGTAACCCATTCCTGAACGGGGGGCGCTCATGAAGCGTCCTTCGTTCCAGTTCTACCCAGGCGACTGGCAGGCAAACAGCAACCTGCGTCGCTGCACCCATGCCGAGAAGGGCGTGTGGCTGGACGTCATGTGCCTCATGCACGACCAGCCCGAGTACGGAATCCTTCGTTGGCCATTGAAAGAGATCGCCCAAGCAGTTGGTGCGAAGCTGGCCGACATGCGTGGGTTGGTGACCAAGGGTGTGCTCAAAGGCTCCGACACGCAGCTTTCTGAGCCTCACATTTACACGCCGCGCAGCGGTCGAAAAGACGGTGAACCCGTCACCCTGATCCCCACCCAAGCCGGCCCAGTTTGGTACTCAAGCCGGATGGTGAAGGACGAATATGTGCGCACCATTCGTGGTGAAGGAACACGCTTTGGTGGGGGGTCAGATGAAGCATCAAAGCATTCACCAAAGCCCACCTTTGGTGACGGCTCTTCTTCTTCATCTTCATCTTCTACTTCAGTAGGTTCTGTACCCAAGGGTACAGGCGGCAAGCCGCCCGCCGACCAGTCGAAAGTCGAACTTTGGCGTTCGGCTGTCTCGCTGCTCGAAGGCCAAGGCATGCCTGAGCAGCAGGCGCGGAGCTTTATCGGAAAGCTGACAAAGGACTACCCCGACGACGACATCGTGCTCGATGCCGTGCGCGCCACCGTGACCGAGCAGCCGGCCGACGCGAGGGCCTACCTCAAGGCCGCTTGCCAGCGTATGTCCGGCGAGCGCAAGAGGGATGGCGGCGAGGACTGGACGAAGGGGGCGCACTGATGCAGCCCTGGTACGCCAAGAACGCCCGCGCGCTGCTGGAGGCCCGGCAGAACGGCATGAAGCCCGAAGGCTGGGTGACCGTGGCCATGGCCGGTGGCCAGTTCACCGCTCCGACGCTCTACGTGCACGACGACATGCCGGCCGACCGCCTGGACTGGCGAATGCTCGCCGGCCTGATGGTGGTCATCGAGACCGGGCCCACGGTGCCGGTGGACCGCATCGCGCGAGTGGCCCGCGACATCGCCAAGGTGAAGCCCGCCGAACTGCGCCTGCGCTTCACGACCCAGGCTGGCGCCTGCCATGAGCTGGACATTGGCTCTGGCATCCACGTCCCAGCCCTTATGGGCCTGCCCGCCCTGCACACGTTCCAGTGGCGCCCGATCACCTTGAGCGGGTCGCTTGTCGAGTACCGACTGAAAGCGGCACTTCGCCGACACCAACCGGATGGATGGCTATGAACCTGATCAACGATGACTTCGACTTCGAGGGCTACTTCGAGGCCCAGGTGGACGATGCGGCCAAGGTGCTGCCGGCCAGCACCTGGTGCCAGGACGTGGTGGACCGCTTCTACGGCGAGACGAGCGAGCGGACCTGGAGCCCGACCGGCTTCGACAAGATGCGCGGCAAGTTCGATCTGCGGGCCGGCGAGGTGACGCTGTGGGCCGGCATCAACGGCCATGGCAAGACCACGCTGCTGTCCCAGGTGCAGCTCAACGCGATGGAGGTGGGCCAGAAGATCGGCCTGGCCAGCTTCGAGATGAAGCCCGCGCTCTCCATGGCCAAGATGAGCCGCCAGGCCGCGGGCGTGGATCGGCCGTCCATTCCCTACATCCGCGCCTTCCACCGCTGGACCGACAGCCGACTGTGGATTTACGACCACCTGGGCAAGGTGGCCACCAAGCGCGTGCTGGCCGTGGCCACGTACATGCGCAAGGAGCTTGGCATCGACCACATGGTGATCGACAGCCTGATGAAGTGCGGCATCGGTACCGACGACTACACCGCGCAGAAGGACTTCGTGAACGACCTGTGCTCGGTGGCCCAGGACACGGGCCTGGGCATCCACCTCGTGGTGCACATGCGTAAGGGCGAGAACGAGCGCAGCGCACCGGACAAGTTCGACGTGAAGGGCGCCAGCGAGATCGTGGACCTGGTGGACAACCTGGTGATCTGCTGGAAGAACGTCCGCAAGCTGGCCAAGAGCGAGCCCGACCGCGACCCAAGCGAGCCGGACGCCTTCGTGCGCATCGCCAAGCAGCGCCACCACACCTGGGAGGGCAGCTTCGCCTTCTGGTTCGACCCGGCCACCCAGCAATTCCTGGAATACCAGTCGGAGCGCGCGCGCTACCTGGACCTGCAGGTCAACATGACGGAGGCCGCATGATCCTGCTCGGAATTGACCCCGGCGTGTCTGGCGCAGTCGCCGCCATCTTGCCCAACGGCGCCGCATGCGTGGCCGACATGCCCACGCTCAGCAAGCCCAGCACCGGCCGCACGCAGCGAAAGATTGACCCGCGCGGCCTGGCCGATCTGCTGCGCAAGATGGTGCCCGCCGACCAAGCCTGCCTGGTGGTGCTGGAGGACGTGCACGCCATGCCGGGCGGCAAGTCTGGCAGCGCCGCCAACACCTCCCTTATGCACAGCAAGGGCGTGATCGAGGGCGTGCTTGGCGTGATGCGCCTCGACATGGAGCTGGTGAGCAGCCAGCGGTGGAAAGGCCTCTACGGGCTCAAGTCGGACAAGACCGCATCCCTGGACACCGCGCGCCGGCTTTACCCGGCCATGGCTGGCCACCTGAAGCGCCAGCTCGACCACAACCGCGCCGAGGCCCTTCTGCTGGCGCACTACGGGAAGGTGGAGCTGGCATGAGGTGCGCCATCTGCAATCGCCCCCTGCTGCACCCGAAGGTGACGCTTGGCGCCATGAACCTCGGCCCGAAGTGCGCTGTGCGCGCGGGCTTCATCGAGGCACCTCGCCCCAAGGGTGCGCCGCTGTTCAACCGCCTGCCCGTGCAGCGCGACAAGCGCACGCCTGACATGTTCGCGGAGGCCTCATGAGCGCCGCCACGTTTCACCTGTCAGCGAACCCAGTCGCTGCACACAAGACCTTTGCCGGTCTGGTTTGGACGCAGGTCAAGGCCCTGGCCACAGCCGGCCATGCCACGGTGGTGGAGGTGCGGACCGCCGAGGACGTGAAAACAGACAAGCAGCGCCGCTACCTGCACGGCTACGTGTTCCTGACCATCGCGCATCAGGCATCTGTCAATGGGCAGAAGTTCGACCTCAAGACCTGGAAAGAGTGGTTCCGCTCGGAATTCCTGGGCTCCAAGACTGTGACCTTCAAGAACCCCATGACGGGAAAGAAGGTGCGCCGCCGCCAGCGCGTGAGCACGGAAGACCTGGGGGTGAAGGGCTACGGCGAGTACATCGACCGCGTGACGGCCTACGCCGCGACCGAACTGGGCGTGGAGTTCCGCGAGGAATGGGTGGACCCCGACACCGGCGAGGTGTTCACGCTCACCGCCATGAAGTCACGGAGGGCGACATGATTTGGACAGAGCAAATCATTGCCCGTGCCATCGCCCTGCAAACGCTTTCTCGAAAGTGTGTGGTGCTGGTCGATAACTGCAATTGGACCGGGCACGAGTGCGATGTGCTGGGCGTGACCACTGATCTTCGCATCATCGACGTGGAGGTGAAGATCAGCCGCGCCGACCTCAAGGCAGACGCCAAGAAGGAAAAGTGGTGGCACCGCGTGTTCGCCGGCTATGGGCCGCGCGAGGAAGTGCGTGACAGCCAGGGCAAGCTGATGATGGTGAGACAGGAGTCGATCTGGAACAGCACTGCTCGCGTGCACCCGCCGAAGGTCTGGAAGCACTACTACGCATTGCCTAAGGAAATCTGGAAGCCCGATCTTCTGGACTGCCTGCCGAGCCAAGCCAGTGGCGTGATCCTCATGCAAGAGCAGCGCAGCACGCAAACGCCTGTTGTCGCCGAAGTGGTGCGCCGCGCGACGCCAGCCAAAGATGCCCACAGGCTTACGCCTGCCCAGGCGGTGGACGTTGCGCGCTTGGCCAACCTTCGCATGTGGGAGGCGTACAAGCAGTGCGATTCCCTGCGTCAGCCAGCGGTGGAGCCGGCCCGATGAAGCGCAGCGGCTTCAAGCGCCCAACCCTGGAGCGCAAGCGCACCGTGCACCAGCCCATCCCCATGGACCAGCGCCGCGGCTGCATCGCGCCGGTGGCCAGCGCACCCGCCCAGGCGGTGGAGAAGGACCGCCCGGTGCGCAGCAAGGCCCTGCTCAAGGCCGTGGCCAGCCTGCCTTGCATGCACTGCGGCGCCCATGGGCTCACCCAGGCCGCCCACAGCAACCAAGCCTGCCATGGGAAGGGCAAGAGCATCAAAGCCAGCGACGTGTTCACCGCGGCCCTGTGCATCACCTGCCACGCCGAGCTGGACCAGGGCAGAAAGCTCACCCGTGAGCAGCGCATCGACATGTGGGCCAACGCCTGGCGCAACACCGTGCGCGCGCTGGTCCAGCAGGGCAAGTGGCCCGCAGACATCCAGATCCCTGACATCCGCATCTTCCATTGAACGTAACCATCAAGAGGCTCTTTTCATGAAACCAGTTGACCAAGAGTTCATCCATGCGCCCGAGAAAGGAGTGTTTGGTGATTGCCAGCGCGCCGTCATCGCATCGCTGCTTGAGCTGCCGATCAGCGAAGTCCCCCATTTCCTCCAAGAGTCGAAAGGTGACGCTGTGAACTACTGGGAGCGGCTACAAGCCTTCTGCCGCTCGCACGGTTTCGTCTGGCTGGTCGTTCCGGCTCGCAGCGGCGGCGCTATCTATGGCGATGACGGTGACGTGTTCCACGAGATCAGTGGCCCAAGTCCGCGCGGCAACGGTGTCACCCATGCGGTCGTCGGCTGCAATGGCTCCATCGTGTTTGATCCGCACCCTTCACGTGCGGGCCTCGCTGGCGACAGCGGCGAGTGGGAATACGCGTACCTCGTAAAGGCAGGTGCCAAATGACCCTCGACGACATCAAAGCCCGCTGCGTAGAAGTGGGCGACTGCCTCGAATGGCAGGGTAGTTACACCACCAGCGGTAGCCCCATGCTGTATCACGATGGGGAGCGAACCACTGTGCGCAAGGTGGTCTACGCGCTCAAGCATGGCCGCCAGTTGCCAGATGGGCACGTGGCGAGCAACTGTTGCTGCAACCCACGCTGTGTCAGCGAGGACCATGTGCGCGGCATCACCAAGACCAAGATGCTGGAGCGCACTCGCGCGAACACGAACCACGAGCTACGCGCAGCGCGGATCGCCGCGACCAAGCGCCGCAACGAAGCCAAGCTCACGCCAGAGCAGGTGCAGATGGTCCGTGATAGCCAAGAGACGAACCTTGCTCTGGCGGCTCAGCTTGGTGTGCACCACTCGCTGCTGTCTGCCATCCGCAATGGCAAGGCTTGGCGCAGCTACACAAACCCATTCGCTGGACTGGGGGCCCGATGAGCTGCCCGGCATGCGACCTGGCCAAGCAAGGCGAGTTCACCGGAGCCTTTCAGGCTGACTGCGACGGCTGCAAGGTGAGATCTGTGGCTGCTGGCCGGGAAATTTTCGACGCCAAGAAGAGCGGAAAGATGACCCCGAAGTACCGGGCGCGGCTCATCAAGGTTTTCGGCAAAGACGGGTGGCTCAAAGGCCACGAGCGCGTGAAGCGGTGGATCAACACCAAGGAGCTGTGACATGGAAGTGCAAGAAGCCCAAAAGCGCAAGCAGGAGCTTGAGCAGGCCATTGGCGAGCTGCTGTCGCAGTTCGAGCGGGACACAGGCTGCTCTGTCGGAGGGGTGGACTTGGAAAGGGTGACCATGCTGTTTGGTGGTCGCAGAAGTGAGGCTCACAGCGCTGTGGCACACGTGAAGGTGGAGGTTAGTCTGTGATCGACGATCGCGACCCACCCCCGACCATCGGTGAGCGCTACCGCCGCGCCATCAACTCCAGCGACCTGCGCGTGCGTGAGCGCATCCAGGGAGACAGCGACATCCTCATGGCGGCAGGATGGACGAGTGGCCTGGGGACCATGCTGTACCGGCTGGCAGCCGAGTTCGACCAGGTGAAGGCGGACGTGAACAAGGTGGCGGCCAATGACCAGACCGGCATGCTGCTGATCCTGATGCACCTCAAGACGCTCTCACCGGCGAAAGAGGCCCTCGCTCAGTTCGGGCTGGAGATGGCCACCAAGCGCAGTTTCGACTTGACCGATCGGACCGTGCTCAACCTCACCGGGCGCATCTTGTCGGCCTGGCTGGACCCCAACTGCCAGAAGTGCACTGGCCGCAAGACCCTGGGCGGCTACGACGGGAAGATCCAGTCCATCTGCCGGGCCTGCGGTGGGACAGGGAAGGCGCGCCAAGCCATTGGGCAGAACGATGTGGAGCGCGCATTCGCGGCCTGGATGCTGTCCGAGATGGACCGCATGCTGTTCGTGGCGGATGGAAGGTTGCAGAAGTACCTGAGGCGCAGTTAAACTCGGCGCTGTTGGTCGCCAAGACCACATTGCCTGACCTGCTGAGTGCCGTCAGGCTCAATCCGACCCGGCGCTCAGCGCGCCTGAACCGGCCAGCCCGGTGACCTGCAGGGGGTCGGTGTCTCCAGAAGAACCATCACACCAGCGGGCCGCATGACTGGATCTGGCGAGGCCACGGCCTCTGCCCCACTGGACGAGCCCCGATGACCCCGGCGCCCCCGGGCGAGAACAGCGCATAGGACGCGGTGAAGGTAGCCCGACCTGCTGATGTGATGGTGCCTTGGGCCCCGGGTTAGCGCCGTGGCCGACGTCCTTCGTGCTTTGGGAAACCGCTGCTTCATGCGAACCAGGGCGCCATCAGCTACACACAGGCCCGCAATGCGCGGGCTTTCTGCTTCTGGCCTGCATGCGACGAGAACCCCAGAAAACGGGGCGCATCAGGCCGCCAACCTCCAGACCCCCGGGACCACCTGCTGCCGAAGCGGGCTGCGCACGGGCAAATGCGCGGGAACTCCACACCTGCCCCGCACGCAGGGACTGAGCGGCAGTGCGATACCGCAGGCGCCAGCAGGGCCAGAGCAAGCCCTGTAGCCGGATGGCACCAACCCCAATCAAAGGATTCGCCATGGTCTACGACATCGAAAACGTCTCGCGGCCTTGCCATGTGATGGATATCGAGGGCGGCCCGAGAACGATCGAGCAGGTTCATGCGATCGATACCGAGCGTGGCATGGTGTGGGTGACGGATGAGCCGTTGAGGGCTGATGCCTACGGCGAGATCGTCACTCGCATCGAGCAGTTCCGGGCGATCCACCCCATCTTTGGCGGCAGGCCCTGGCCCGTGGCCTTCCACTGCTACCGATGAACCGCCCAAGGCTCACCACCCTGAAGCCCAGGGTGCAGGTAGCGAAGCTCAGCAGGCTGGCCACCCCGCCCACCAGGATCGACGCCACC